TATGACTTAGTTGGTGATAAATCAGTATTAGCCAACACAAAGAGCGCTGTAGATGCTGCAAGGGGCGCCTTTGATGACTTGGTTGGAAGTGATAGCTTAACTAGCGGCATAGAGAATCTTTTTGATAAAATATCTAGTAGCAAGCCCCCTTCAGTAAGTATAAAAGATGAATTTTTTTCATTCATAGAGCGAACTTATGACAGTAAATCTATTATAAGTATTGAAAACAAAAGCCGCGTTCAGCAGAAAGTACTCATAACGGGCTTTTCCTACACTGAAACAAACGACGGTGACACGGGCGATTTTACCATGACTTTTAAAGAAATTAGAATCACTGATATATCCCTATTTAGAGATTCACAAAAATTGTCCGACGGCGAGAAGGCGAAAGTTAAAGTAAATACTACACTGCAGGGCCAGCTAGAGTCTTCTATTGACAAGGGCCTTAGCGATGGCATAAAAGTAGTGCAAGATAAAGCGGTTCAGGTATTTAGTAGCATCGGGCTTGATAGCGCGGCTGGCTTTATAGGGGGTTTATAATGGCTGAAGTTAATGAAATAGTCACGGTTTTTAAATTCAAAGGGAACACAAAACCCCTTAAAGATGCTGGCGACGAGATGCAGAAAGTCTCTGAGAATTCCGGTGTTGCCGAAAAAAGAATGGACAATGCCAGTGAGTCAATGGCTGGAATGGGCAAAAGTGCTATGGCTGGGTTCGCGGGCGTGGCCTCATTGGGCGCGGCACTAGCTAAGATTACCCACACTGTTTTTGATTTAGGCCAACAGACGGCAGAGCTAAAAGGCTTAGGTATTGATCCCGCAGCATTTAGAGAAACAGAAGATTTATTTTCAAAGCTTGGCGCTGATACCGGCGATGCTGAGAACTTTGTCAAGAAAATAACCGAAGCTCAGAACCAGCTTTCTTTGGGTAAAGATTCACCTTTTGCAAGATCCTTACAAGAGCAGTTTGGAGTACTTATAAATGAAGGTGATAAAGTTGGCGATGTTTTAAGTAGGTTGCGTGAGGCAACAAAGAAGCAAGGTTTTACCGCCGGTCAAATATCAGTCAAGGCTGGGGAGCTCGGGTTTAGCCCTAAGTTTTCAAGAGTCTTACTGGCGACGAATGGGCAATTTGCAGCAGCGACAAAGGCGGCGCAGGACTTAGCCAAGGCGGATGCATATCTACTTGACCAATCTCAAGAGACATCTCAAGCGATGAAGGACTTAGGGCACTCGGCAAAGAGGCTTTTTGAATTATTTTCTCTTAGTTTAGGGCCAGCGATAAATGCCGTGGTCTTTGTTCTTCAAATGGTTGTTGATGGATGGACTAAAATATTTAAACTATCAGAAGATTTTCTACTTCCTATTTTTACCGAGATGTGGAAATTGATTGACCTGTATGTCATGCCAGCTTTTGACTCGATCGCTAAATTTCTAAGCGATGTGTTTATGAGCACCCTTGAGACTATATTAGGTGTTTTTGATACTATCGCTAAGTTTTTAAAAGATGTCTTTTTAAACACTCTTGATTTAGTTTCTCGCGCGTTTGACTCTTTTATTAAAATTATAGACGACCATGTAATGCCTGTTGTTAAATTATTGGTTGATGTCTTTTTTGATATTATCGATGCAATTAGAGAAGCAATCTCAAAGATTCCTTTTGTCGGCAGTGATACGCAATTTGTGCCAATGGCGCGTCCTTCGTTTGGCACGGGTAAGTCTTCCACATCAACATCAAGCAGTATCAGCAGCAACAGTAATACCACGCATATAAACATCGACGGATTAAGTACTGAGCAAATTGACGCAATAATGAACAAGGCAATGCAGAAAAAGACAAGCATCGCGGCGGGGGCGTTCTAATGTCCAACGAGCTATTTAGGCGTAATTATCTAGTAAAAATATCTGACTTGGATGCTAAAGGGGCGCAGGTTTCTTTTGAAATTAAACCGCCGCTTAATGTTTCGTTTACCTGTCAGAGAAAAATAGGGCTGGCAAATAGCCTGAGTATTAGCTTAATGGGGCTTGGATCAAAAAAGCGGGCGCTATTAAGTAAAAGAAATTATGAGCAGTCACGGGCGCTAATAATAGAAAATGGCAAACTAAAGTCCGAGCCTATAGTGGGGCTAAGGAAGAGATCCACATCGCGAGGCGCAAGAGAGCTCCAGATTGAGCTATTTATTGCATATGGGGAAAACTCAAACTTACGGCGTATTTTTAGAGGCGAGATAAGGAAAGCAAAAAATACATTATCCGGCGCTGGATTCTCAACAGAGATTGAAGCTTTTTCGAATATATCAACTAGGAATAGAGCATTTACGGCAAGGACTATAACCAATCGAGAGGAATCCATAAAAGCCCTAATGGCTGATGCAGGGTTGGAGATTGGGCGAATTGAGCTGATAAATAACGACTACTTGCGGCCAAAAGTTCTAAGCGGTCGCCCCATCGATATTTTGCGAAAAATGGCAAATAACACCACAGAGCAATTTTATGATGATGACGGCAAGGGCTTTTTCATACCAGTTGATAAACCCCTTGTGAGCAGTCCGGTAAAAGTCGACGCCAGCCGAGGCTTAATCAATACGCCATCGCGTCAAGCCGAATTTGTGACTTTTAAGTGTATGATTAACCCAAATTTTAAATTGGGTGGTATTGTAGAGCTAGAGAGCTTTGTTGATCCTACTGTTAATGGTCAATATAAAATATATGATATGGTTTTTGTCGGTGACTATGAGGGCCCATCTTGGATTGTTGATATAGTCGCTAGAGCAATAGGGGAAACACTTTTACAATGATACAAATAGAAAATATCGGTAATGAGGGATTCCAGGAGCACACAATACCTCTGCCAAATGGTGACATCCTACTTAGTTTAAAGTTTCTTTCTTCTGTCCAGTTTTGGCAGATGTCAGTCACTTATAATGATAAAGCAATCAATGGCGTGAAATTATCCTGCGGCGTTATGCATATGCGATCAAGAAATTTTCCTTTTGATTTTATTGTTGAGGATACGAGCGCGGCGGGGTTAGATCCATATAAGGCCGAAGACTTTACCACCGGAAGAGTAGTTATGTATTTAATCGAGCCTGCAGAAATGGCGGAGATTCGGGGGCAAATTGTAGAATGACCGACCCAGAAGTAATAAATAATATCGTTATGCGTGCCTTGGGTGATGTTCATACTATCCAGCTAGGCAGGGTCGAAGTTGTCAACGCGACAACTATTGATGTTCAGCCGGTTGTCAAAAAAGTATTAAACGGCTCAATCGTTGACATGCCTCTTTTTAAAGATGTTCCACCAATTTCGATTCAGGGCGGTTCATCTTTCGAGATTTACCCAATTACAAAAGGCGACTACTGTTTATTATTTGTAGCAGAAGTTTGTATTGATCGATGGTATATGGGCGAGGATGATTTAGAGCCAAATGAAGATAGACGCTTTGATTACTCAGACTCCTTTGCGCTTGTTGGTGTAAATGCCTTGGCAAATGCTTTAACTATCCCCACGGTGACAACCGCAAACGGTGACAAGATAATAACCGGCGACTATCACCACACCGGCAACAATACACACATCGGCAATAATCTACACACTGGTAATTATACCCAAGTAGGCGTAAGAACCCATACTGGAGCTGAAGTTGTCACCGGCATAACCACACAAGCGGGTGATATTATTTTAAATGGTGTGAGCCTGAAAGATTATATAAGCCCATCAATCGGCCATGACCACGGGGGCGTTGCTTCTGGAATTAGTAACACTAACCCACCTAACCCATTTTAGAGGTTTTAAAAATGTCAGTTTCAAGATTAGATAGCAATGGAGATTGGACTTTCGGCCAAGGCTTGGCGGGCTATATCTCCAAGTCGGATGAAATAAAACAAAACGTAATCACCCGGGTGCAGAGCTTTAAAAACGATTGGTTTTTAGATACAGACGCAGAAATTGACTGGTTTAATTTATTGAGCAATAGGAATACCGAAGAGTCAACAAAAGCCCAATTAACCAAGACAGTCCTTGATACGATTGGCGTCAACACTTTAGATAGTCTATTTTTTCAAATAGATAGACAAGAAAGAGCAGCTATAATACAATTAAGCTATACAGATATTTACGGCAGCAGCGTACCAATAACAGCAGGGATTTAAAATGTCATTAGAATTTACAGCAGACGGCGTTATAATTGAGACTTTTGACGAGATATATAACAGAGTCACCGCTGGATTAAAGTTGATCTATGGCGCTGATATTGACCTCTCACAAAATACACCAGACGGCCAAAGAGTCGGGATTATTGTAAAAGAGATACTGGACGGCCAAAGCTTCGGCGCCCTTCTCTATTCTAACTTAGATGTTGATTTTGCTTTCGGTTCTTTTCTTGATGTCATTTCAAAAATAGCTGGCGTTTTCAGACGACCGGCGACATTATCTCAAGCGGATATCGATCTGGTTTCAGATCGAGATTTAACACTTCCTGCCGGATACACCATTGAAGACGCGAACGGCCAAAAATGGCTGACAGAATCAGATAATACAATCACAACGGGCACCAATGTCATTACCGTTTTTGCGGATACATTCGGGCCAATAGCTGCAGATCCCGATACAATCACGGTTCCAGTCACAGTCATTCTTGGCGTAACCTCTGTAACTAATCCACTTGCTGCAGTCGTTGGCGTAGATGAAGAGAGCGACCCAGAGTTTAGAGTTAAAAGAAATAAATCTCTTGAGAATCCAGCTTTTTCAACTTTAGGCGGGATAATTGCAAAGGTTGCCAACTTGTCAGGCGTGACAGATTTAGACGGCTACGAGAATGACACTGATGTGCATGACGCAACATTAGATTTAAATGGTCATTATATATGGCTAATTATTGAGGGCGGGGAAATTGCTGATATTGCTGAAGTTTTCGCAAAAAATAAAACAGGCGGGACAGGGACGAAAGGCGCAATAAGTGGAACTTTTCCAGAAACAATAACTAAGCCGGACGGGAGCATTCTAACGATTATTCACACTTTTAGATTTGACCGCCCAAATGAAGTCCCCTTATACGTTAAGCTTGACGCAAAGAGAAGATTTCCAACACAAGCGATTGATACAGCTTTAATCGAGCAGCAAATAGCCGCCAGAGAATATGGCATTTCAGAAGATGCAGACGCCTCAAGCCTTTACGCTGATGCGTATAGCGCTGGGACTAATTTTGTCCTATCAAGTCTTGAAGTCTCAGACGATGACATAACCTATGTGGAAACTTCTATCGACGCTTTTGCCGGTGATAAATTCACCTTAGATGTTGCAAATGTAACAGTTACGGAGATTTAAACGATGTCTGATTTTACAGACGTATACAAAGAGCTTATAATTCTTCAATATTACCCAAAGGCAAAAGCTCAGGGCGAGATAAATCTATGGTCTAGTGAGTTTGAAAATGTCTATTCTTTTTTGAATGAGTTTTTTAATCAGTTTGACCTTGATGTGGCGACCGGAGACAGACTTGATAAGATTGGTAAAATTGTTGGAATAAGTAGAATTGTAGAGGGTGGAGCGGCCAAAAAGTTTTTTGGTTATCTCGGTGCGCTTAATGTTCTAGGGTATGATGATGGACGTTATTTTGTTGAAGGTGACGATTTATATACAGACTCGGAACTTACAGACGGCCAGTATAGATTATTTATCAAGGCTAAAATAACTAAGAATAATGTTTCTGCGATAATGGTCGATGATGAGAGAAGCGGGTTGCAAAGTGCTATCCAATCTTTATTTAATGGCGAAGCTTATGTTATTGATAATCAAGACATGAGCTTAAATTTATATATTTCTAGCGACTCAAGCTGATTTATTGCCGAAACCCCAAGCGGTTCGCTATCGGTGGATAGTTCAGCCTCCAATTTTTGGCGTGGAGTCGTCTAATACCGCCAATGCTGACGGGACTACTCACTATCTAAGTATGTCCAACAGATTGTCTAGTGACTTATACTTAGCGTCTGAGTCTTTTTGGATTAAACCCGCAAGTGTGTCAACTTATAGTCGAATACATCATG